CGTCGTAGCGGCTTGGAGGGTGTAGAGAGTAGGGGCGCCGCTCACAGTGAAAGTAGCGCCGCTCTGAGTGATGACAGGGCGTGCAGTGCCGTTGATCGAGCCAACGCGCACAATCACGTCTTGGCTCTTCACCAGCTCAGTGGGATGGTAAAGCATGAGAAGATCCTCAATGAAAGGAAAGAATGATTAAGCGGCGCCATGCTCGATTAAGCATTGTCAACGCTTCCTTTGCCAATTAGTCTAAAAATTCCCCTAATTGGTGTGCCGAGGAACTGCCAATAATGAATAGCAATCTCCTCGTTTGGTAATAGTTCAAAGCGCCCCTCTCTTCCATTGATTGTTGCTTGAGCAGAATCTCCAGGCGTCACGCCAGATAACGTAAGCGGAGAAGTAAGACGACCTTCCATATAGACGGCAGTCTGGTCTGCACCAAGCAAGTAATCGTACTGAGGATTGCGTTTTTGTCTTAACGATGCATAGTAAGTAATGCCCGTTGCAACAGCCACATAATTTCCAGTTTCGCTATCAAGCGCATAGCCCGAAGCCACTGACCATACCAGCGTGGAATTGGCAAGTGGCTCCAGGAAATTGCTCATACAACAAAACCAACAGAAGAAGAAGGAAGAAGATTCAGCATGCGCTTGAACTCTTGACCGTATTGAGTGGCGTCTAGCCCCTCGCCATACACCTTGCCGTCAGTAGCACCAATTTGAATGCCCATCTGCGCAAGCTGAATGGCAATAATATGAGCAGCGAGGAATTTCACGGCCCTATCAGTTTGTTCCCCAAATACATCTTGCGATGCATCGTAAGTGGCTTCAGAGATGGCACCATTTACAATCCCCGATGGATGGGGAGTGAATTCAGGGAACCGCTCAAGAAAACTCGCATAAGTGACGGCCATAATCAGGCTTTCCCAATGCGAATGTTTTCAATGCGCTTATTAATGGCATTACGCACCCTTACACGGCCTTCAATCTTCTTCCATCCATTCAACTGATCGGGATCATGAATGAGTTCGATCATGCGGATGGCTTCCACCATTGGCATTTGAGAAAGCGTTTGCACATCTTGTGGAATGTCTTCCACCATGATTTGCTCACGCACTTCCTCGATGGCTCCAATGTTCATAAGGCGTTTAACCGCCCTATTCTCACGAGCCACCTTCCATTGATGCTCTGGAATATCTTGATTAAGACCAGGCGTGAGTTGAATCATGCCAGTTTGCGTAATAATGCCAAACCCGCCTTCACGGGGCGGGTTTTCAAGTTCGGGACGATAAGCAATGAGCATTGTTCAAAAGAAACAATTGTCCATAGCTTAACGTCCCTCGCTTGACTAACTATCCTCAGGCCGAAGCTTGAACGTAGATAACGCTCTTGGGATAGTACAGAGCCACGCCACCCACGCGAGCATGAGCGGGAACGATGAACTCAAGACCACGCTGTTGGGGCGGGAAGAGTTCCAGGGGCTGAGGAATGTGCAGTTGCACCTTCTCAGGATCACGCTTGTACACAACCATGCGGTTGGTATTCAGCACGCTATTACCAGCATCCAGTTGGTTGATGGGCTCAACGTTACGGATGTAGGGATTGGTGCGCAGGAAGTATTCCAGCACAGTCACGTCCGAAGAGTCGGAGTTGCGAGTGGTGCTCACCTTGTTGTAGTCCTCATAAGCCATGAGGATGGTGTCGGGCTGCTCCTTCATCTTGGAGGCGTTGATAATGGCGCTCACGCCATAGTTCAGCAGCTCAAGCATTTCCTGAGCAGTGGTGCCGCTATCGGTGAACCATTTATCAGCAGCAACAACGTCTACGGTGGAGTTGTTGAAGAAACCAGACAGGCCAACGGTGCTCTCACCGAACAGAGCCACTTCTTCCACTTTCTCCTCATAGGCACGACGCACGGCAGCAGCACGACGCTGCTCCAGGGCGATGTTGGCCATCTGAGCAGCACGCAGTTCCTGCACGGTGTAACCGAAGGAACCACCGAAGGAGCGGATGTTGATGCTCTTCTCAACTTGGCTGATGTCAGCACGGGGCAGATCGTCAGCAGCATCAGCGATCAGCTTGAACTCACCAGTGGAGTCCATGATGCGATAGGTGAAGGTCTGGGCGCCAGGACCAGCTTCGCTAGTAACAGGCAGAATGGTCGGATACTTAATATCCGCATACTGCACTTCAAACACTTGGGGGCGGATGTACTCAAGCTGACGCTCAAGGAACAGACCCGCGTCATCCATACGGAATTCAGACATTGTTAGGGCCTCCTATCAAGAATCAGCGGAAAGAGTAAAGCTGGGGCCATTCAGCTCCAGAATTGCAATGCCGCTGGAAGTGGTGGTGCTCAGGAAACGTGCGCCAGCGAGGCGAACGGTTTTGCCAGAAGCAAAAGCATGCGAGAATTGACCAGCCTTGCCAGTGCCGCTAGCGGAATACAGCACGCGCACAGGCGAAGTGGGCGAAACAGCGCCGGTCACATAGACAGCCACTGCACCTTCGTTGGCCACGTTCAGCACTTGCTGATTCTTCACACCAGGACGGTTGTTGGAATCAAGAGCGGTTTCATCAACGTAAGTGAGAACGTTGATACCCTGAACGGTGTCAGAAGCGCCAGAGATGGTAGCAGCAGAGTTTGCAGCAGTGCCAGCGGTGTTGTAGACAACCACATTACCGAAAGGCAGCACAGCGCCAGTTTCGTTGATGTAGGTGCCGATGGTGTTGTCGCGAATGTCAGACAGTTGACCTTCCAGCAGTGCAGTGTGCTCCAGAGCATAGCTCTGTTGCACGCCACCAGCGGAGGCAGTGCCCGAAGCAGAGAAAGTTACGGCCATGATTACTTAGCCTCCTTGGAGATGGAAAGGGGCTTCTTCCATGCATTCTGCAGCATATCCATATAGGCAGAGGGTGCAGAAACAGGAGAAGCAATGGAAGCTACGGCTTTACGCAGCTCGTCAGTGGTGGCAGAGTCAGAACGACCTTCGGAAAGAGTGTCGAACATTGCCTGCACGTAGTCATCGCTCTTCTCAGAAAGATCAAGCTCGTCACCACGCACTGCTTTGATGGAATCAACCATCACTTCGCGGGCAGTTTTGCCAGCAAATTCATAAGCAGAATCCAGGACAGGCTTGGCTTTCTCAATGAGAGCCACGCGCTCTTCAACCATGGAATCAAGGTTGATTTCTTGAGCAGCAGCAAGTTCGCCTTTCAGCTCTTCCACCTGCTCAGCCAGGGCGTCAGCACGACCCTCAGCGGAATCGCACTTGCCTTGCATTTCCTTTTCCATGGCGTCCATCTCTTCCTTCATTTTGGAAGCTTTGGACATCATTTCATCGTACTTTTGTTTCATGTCCTCGTAGGACATTTTGGCGTCTTCGCGTTCTTTGGTGATTGCAAGAGCAACGCTCTCAGTCACCTCGAACTCGGCGCCATCAAAAACGACTTTTGCCGTCATGAGATGGTCTCCTCCATTAGAGATCAATGATGGGTCAGCAGCATCTTGCCTATCAAGATGAAGCTTCACTTGCGGGCCAGCGCGGCCCCGACGAACAACAGCGATGTGATTGCCGATGATTTCCTTTTGGATGCCATCGTAATGTTCACCGTTTTCTGTAACGCCAGGCGTGGGATCATAATTCACCCTATAGCCCGCGCTTACCTCACGAGCATCTCCTTTCATGATGCGCTTGATGGTGTCTTCGTCAGTGATTGTCATCACTGCCTTGACAAAACCATTGTCGTACACCACTTCAGTACCACTAAAGCCTACTTGGTAGTCCTTAGTATTCTCAGAATCGAGCAGTACAGGCGGATGCTCAGAAGTGATTGCCTTGCCCGCGAATGAAGCAAGACTATCGGGAGACGCCACTTCTGTTTCAGGACGATATTCGCGACGAATGGAGCCATCACTATCTGTGTAGTGTTGGATGCCAGTGCGTGCGATTGAAGCCCATGCCCGAAGATAACCTTCTGGCGTGAGTTCGTATTTCTCAATAGGAGAGAAATCGTATCGGCAAGAAATGGTGCTCATATTCATACTTTATCAAGAAGCGAATGTTATACTTTATAGGCTTATGCAAAACGGAATAAATCATCGTGATGTTTTTGGCACGTAGCACGACGGATGCTCTTAAACTTCCCCACCAAGAAGCTCGTATTCTTATTGCAAGCCGCATTAAGGAGGCTCGGCTTAATGCTGGACTCACGCAACATGACGTAGCAAAAGAACTTCACATCAGTCAAAGCTCTTATTGCCGCATTGAAAAAGGCACAGCCCCGCCAGATTGCGTACAAATTCGCACGCTCAGCGGTCTCTATGGGATTAGTGTGCTGTGGCTGATGGGCTACCCATCATTCATTGCAAAGATCAATTAGCTTTCTCAATAAAAAGCGCTTATTAAGAAACGCAATAGTCAGTCCTCATCATCGTCTTCGCCGCGAATGCTGGCAAGTTGATTTTCAATGTCTTCCATAATGTAGGACTTTGCCATTGCCTCAATTTCAAACGTCAAAAACTTTGTCGGTTCAAAATGAGGGTCGGGCTTTTCGTAAACGCTCATTACATAGATGTGCGTTTCATCTAGTCGTCCATTTTTAAAGCACTGCTTCTCCACTAGTTCCCATCGTGAAGTGTTGCGATGCTCGTTAGCGGAAAGAATAGAGAGAGCCTTTAAAAGACCAATGCCTTCGTCTTCTTCTTCGATAACACGCACGTATTCGCTCATTGGTCTTTTCTGCGATTCTCTACCATCTTAATGATGCGATTTGCCCACGCCCTACCAGCATCGCCGCCCCATAAATTATGGCTGATATAACCAGCATCATCCTCTCCGCCACTTTTGTTCTTGGCATGCCTTGAGAAAAATGCGGCCATGCGTTTAATGGTCTCATAGCTCACCTTCTCGCCATTGGCCAGGCTTGTCGCACGAGCAACGCCGCTTCCAATGCCTTGCTTGCCCGCTTCCTGCGTCGTCAAGCCTCCCTTGCCATGTTTCTTGCGTAGTTCTAAGCCACGGCGAGCAGCGGCTCTTACAGCGGCAGGAGGGGCAAAGCTTTCGGCGTCACCCCTCAGCGCTTTTTTCCGCAGGAACCGTCCTCCATTTCTTCCATGCCCTCTTCCTCTTCTTCTTCCTCTTCGCCAATAAGAGTCATGAAATAATTGTCCCAATAGGCATCGCTCTTACCTTGACGACTCATACCAGCTTCTGAAAGAGCAATGGCAATTGCACGCTTTCTGTCTTTAATTTTCTCACCGCCACTACCCTTAAGAGTGCCAGCTTTAAATTCGCGAAGAACACGAGCAATTTTTGCTTGCTTTTCTTTTGTAGTCATGATTAAGCTTGAGCGCAATTAATTAATAAATCCTATCGGAGCCGTGGCTATCTTAACGCCTGGCAAAATCCTATCCCTGCATAAAACCATGCCAGTAATCAAGCGTTCTGCAATAAAAGCAATTGCACGCTTGTCATAACCATTAATGGAACGAAAATGCTCCTTATGCTTAAGCCAAATTGGTCCCAATGCCGAAAGCAGAATTCCCATAAACTGCTTATAACTTTGCCGTGGGCCACGCGCCATGTTGCAGCCAATAAATGAAGACTGCGCCCATATCTGATCTATTTCTTCCCGAGAAAACAGCCATTCTTTTGTGTCGGCCAATTCTCGCGTGATCGCTGGTGCATCAAAAGCAGAATGTCCTCCATAAAATTGTTGCTCAAGAGTACAAGAAAATTGAGCAGGCTCAGGCAAGTAAAGCGTTTCTGGGCAATACCATTCACCTTGTGGCTCTATCCAATTGCGCCGATACTGGGCATTGCCAATATTGCTTTCATTGGCATTGCGAATCATCCAATGCACGCAAGACAGTTCGCCACAGCGACTATTTAGCCCAGAAAGAAAAGCATTTTCGTCGTCGAAAACATAGCCTTCTAAGCGCAATTTTTCGCGCTCGTCGTCAGTTAACGCATAACTTCCCCCCATGATTGGCACAATGCGAGACTTGGCCGTGTAACGCACTTTCTCGCCAGCAATGCAAACCGCATAGATTGTGCTATCAATCATCGCCATACACCTTGCGAGCTTGCCACAGCTCATTGTAATTGTTGACGCCTTTAGCGCCAAGTCCCGTCAAATCGCCACCGCCAGCAGGCTTACTCCATGCCATGATCGTGCCATCAGGCAGAACGAAAGCCCTATTCTTTTGGCCGTGAGTGGGCGTCAGCTCAAGATAGTCTCCATAAACAAAATCAGTTTGGCTTCCATTCGCTGCCAAAGCTTTACCAAGCAGCGTGGGGCCAGTAGGGCACAATGGAGTGATGCCATAGTATTGTTGCACGCAATTTGCCACAATCATTTCAATGGCAGTTTGCAACGCAGGATTATCGGGCTGAGAATAAAGCACTGTTGTGGCACACGCCCAGCTTGTGTAGCTAAAACGCTGAATGTCGCGGAAGGCAAGAAACTTGATGCGATCACCAAGCTCCACTGCATTAAAAGCCCTCACGCCAATATCAAAATACCAGCCACCAAGCTTGTTTAGCAAGCAGAAACGACCAAGATCTGCTTTGTAAGAAAACGGTTTGAGCGTGTCGTAAGCCCACAACACTTCTTCTTCATAGTTATCAGCAATGAAGGCGCGAAGTGAGTCGCTGTTGTAAATAACATGCTTCGCCTCGGGAAAGCATGCGTCAATAGTTCCCGTAGCGTGTTTCAGGAAAGGGCTAAGCGCTTCTGACGGATCAGTTGAAAGGAAGATTTGTGAAATTTGCATGATCAAACAATTTTTGCGGGAGTGCCAAAGCCTTTAAATTCGGGCTCAGCGGCCTTTGCATTGAGAGTGCGTTCTACCACGCCAAGCAACTGCCGCTGAATATACGGCCAAGTGAATGGCTCTTCATGCAAACGCTTGTAGCACCATTGCCCATCTTTTTTCAGTGCATCGCGATTTTCGTAGTAATACGACAAGATTTCTGCGGCACTATCAGGATCAGGAAGTAGGCGCTCAAGGCCATAATTCCTGTCGGTTTCAGAAGCGTTGCAAGTAATGCGTGGCAGTTCGTCAAAAATTTCAGCCAAGCTTGTATGGTCGGGAACAACTTGCGCCACGCCAACGGAGCCATGTTCAGTATTGACCAAGCCCCAACCCTCACCAATGCAAGTATTGATGCCCACATCAACCGCATTGTATACTTTGTTCAGTTGCTCCACTGGCAAACAATTATCAGTGGAAAAATGAGGACTAGTAAGAATAAGCTTGCCAGTAGGATCAAGCTCCTCGTCGCGAGCAATTCGCTTGAACAACGGAATAATGTCCCATCCCAAGTCTTTGCTGCCCATGTTTAACCACAGGCGAGCGTCGTCTTTATCTTTGGCGAACTTAACAAAAGCTTTCAGCGTAAGGTCAATGCGCTTTCTCGGTTGATTCCTGTTGCCGTTGAAGACGATAAATGCGTCTTGCGGCACGCCAAGTTCTTGACGACATTGCTGCTTGTCAAGTGGAAAGAATTTT